CCAGAAATATCATAGAACTCTACTGGACGATTCATCATCGTCGTTTCGCGTTTACTGATACGATTCCACGGCGAGAGTTTCTTGGCTTCATCCTCACCAAGAACTTTGATGATGCGATTAGCAAGATATGGAATATCGAATTGCTCGACATTCCAACCAGTGACTACATCTGGATGCCATCGGCTCCATAGGTCGAGGAAGCGTCGTATGAGATCTGACTCATCGCGGCATTTTGCATAGTGCACGTCGTCACGATGCTTGACATAATCGCCACAACCAAACACAAAATAATTATCTTTGACTTTGATACTGATTGCTGTGATTGCTTCGTTTGCATCTCTTGGTTCAGGAAATCCGTTCTCGGATCCAACTTCGATATCAAGATAGGCAATAAGTATTTTACTGACATCCCAAAGAATATCGTCAGGATACTCATCAGCAATATAAGCATACTCATAGCGATTATTCCCAAAAACAGGAAAATTGTCGACACCCTTGTACCTCTCTAAGAATTCACGACACTCTGGAATTGTTCCAGGCTGTATTGGTTTGACATAATCACCATCAAGAGTTTTGTACTCAGACTTCTCTTGACTGGAAAGAAAAAAGGTCGGACGGAATTCAACCTTCCGTCTGACCCTCTTATCATTTTCAACGCCTCTCAGAAGAATAAATCGACCAGAGACGCTGACATTAGTATAAAAATTAGACACGCTTTAACCTGTAATTAACTGCCTTGGGGGAACAACGATTCCTGCCCCGAAGATTTGATTATACCCGTTTTTCACTTCATCCGCAACCTCTGAGATAACAAGAATATGATTCTTGTTGATTGTAAACGGAGGATTGCTTGCTTGCATCCATGGCATAAAGCCAAGAACTGGGGCACCATCTTTACCGCGCTGGAGAACGCAAGCAACTGGGTCAGTGAAAGTGATGTGAGTGTCACTCTCCTCTTCGATTGCCGCAATTAATTCCTCGCCATTTACGAGCTTGAGTGCTTTGATTGTCATTTGTATTCACCTTCTTGTATTTGTCAAATAAACCTTTTTGCTTATGGTTTTGTTTTTCACCATTTAAATAAAGAACATCGTGTATCATAACCCACGTGTCATCACCGACTCTAAGTTGCCAACCATTATAATCTAGTATCTGTATCTGTTTAGATACTAGCAAGTCACGGAGTTCTGATAAAGAATGCATTATTCTTCACTGCTGTTAGCATTATCCATAGACTGACGCTTGATCTTGAAAGCAACATGGTTTGCATGAGCAGCAATCATCGATCGTTTAAAATCACCACGCTCATGTGAGTCTTTAACCCAACCATATGCTTCAGCCATTGCAAGCATTCTCTTGTATTGTCGTGGAAGTTTAGCGTTATAAAAGTCACTACGATTAGCCATTTAATAATTCCTCACATTTCTTCCAAAATTGTTCTTGCTGACCTTCTACTCTGATTTGGAAGTTATGCCAGAATAGATCGTTTTCTTTACCGTATGTTGTACCAAGACCATAGTTTGGATTGCCATTTTCTAGAGTCCAATAAGGTCTACGGTCAGTTTCCCAATCATATCGATATACATTCCTATCATACCTTAATGGCATGACAAAGTCAACTGCAATATTATTAGCCTCAGCAGCATAGGTATACTCTTCGGCAACATCACCGCGACTAGTTTCCATTGCTGATGGTCGACCCATCTTATCAAAATTTGCTGCGCTTAATGCTAACGCTGAAGGTGCAGCAAACAAATGATTGTTGTTTTCAATATGCCCTGAACGCTGCGCATTACCAATTAACGCACCATTTGATGCCGCCGAAATATATGTTTCTATTGCATTTGGGTGGACTGGCAAACAATCAATGTCTAGAAACAACACGACATCAAAGTCTAATTGTTTTGAAACATTTTCATCTTTAAAGGTAGAAACTGATTGACCATTTAATGTCCAAATATAATCCATAAACAAACCATGCGGGATTTCTCCCTTAATGGCTATATGCTGAAGGTTTAAAGGATTAAACTTCTTAACAACTGCTCTTTGTAATTCCACAGTTTTAGGATTAATGTTCGGCATAAAATATGATGCGATACAGGCTTTCATAACATATCCTTTGATTTATTGCATTGACGAAACGATTATATCGTTGTTATTTGGTCTAAGTTTTTTGATCTTAGAATGAATCTCATCAAAGAAATTCCACGCATAAACAATAATCATTAAATCGCCAGGTTCGTTGATTAATGTTTCTGGTGCAACGATAGGAATATTAACACCGCCGATAATCTTACCGATCTTCATCGGATTTTCGTCGACGATATATTTTAGTTTGCGTTGAACATAATTGCTCATCACCACACCCTTTGCGGCTGCTCCATAGCCAACAACAGGCAATGATGATTCATCAATTAATTGGGTTAATCGAGTTTTATTGTTCAACACTTTATCATTAAATTCTTCATATGTTTCTGCGTCAACCAAAGCAGACTCATCTTGCAATAATTGATTAATTCGTTCCTCTGAATTATCCGTTGCATTGTGCTTAATCTTAAACAGATAACTTGTTCCGTGCACTGGACGATATTCAACATCCACCAGGGAAAGCCTTGCGCGTTTACACAATTCATTCATAGAGTTGATTGTAAAGAACGAATGGTGTTCGTGATAAATTGTATCGAACTCACCGTTTACAATCATATTTTTCTGTGAGGTCTGTATGTACAGAGTGCCATCTGGTTGCAACAGCCTCTTACAATCTGTTAGGAATGCTAAAGGATTTTGGATATGTGCCACCACATTAAAGCAAGTGATAACATCATATGCACCTTTAACCTTTACTGATGGAAAAAAATCACAAGTAAGATTTAGGTCTGGTTCGTTAATCTTGGAAACAATGTTTTCAGCTGGGTCTATGCCATGCAGTTGCCACTTATATGGTCTGAATGACTTTAAGAAAGTGCCATCATTGCAAGCAATATCAAGAATTCGTTTATTGTCTCCAGGATTTTCTGAATGAATTTGAGAGGCAACCTGATCAAATTCTTTAACTAAAGTGTTCGATGTTCCGCTGACATAAAGATAATGCTTGTACAACGCTTCTCTATCAACAGATACTGTCAACTGAGAGTGATAGCATTCCATACAAACATTTACTTCTAGTGGATACAATTCATCATCTTGCTCGGGTGTATCCTTAAGATTATTAGCCAAAGGCTGAGAACCCAGAGAACAAAATTTATGTAATGCGCTAGAGCCGCATGCATAACACTCTTCGATTATCTCATAATTACTCATATCGCACACTCTTATCTCTGTTTGTAAATGTCACATTGCCATATTGTGTTTTGATTTCTTGTACAATCGACTGCACGGTAGACTTAAATTTAAAGTCAAAGGTATCGCTGAATTTTTTATTCGATATCATGAAGTCATAAGGATTACCAACCTTACCCTCATCAATTATTTCTACATCAGTTATAGCAGCAACTTCTTTTGCTAGATTAGATACAGTGCTATTAAAGGAATTGATATTATAGACGCCAGAATTTTTGCTGTTGCCTTTCTGTAGAATAGCGTCAATTGATTCTAGCAAGTCTGATAATCCAAGAATAGCACGATGAATATGTGAGTTAGACATGCGTATCACATCATTCTCTATTGCTGACATCGACATAGAATTAAGCATCAGTTCACTGCGGAAATTGCGTGAAAATCCATTAACAGTGCCGAATCTAAGCCCATACCATGGCTCAATCGGATTATTATTAAGCATGTATTGATCTATTGCATATTTCGTAAGGTCATAGTTATTTACGCAAATAAATTCTTTTTGTTCCTCGGTGGCTATTCGATCGCCAGTGTTTCCATAGATAGACGAGGAACTAGCATAGATTAGTTTAATTGGCTTCGGTATCAATTCAATTTTATGCACTAGATTGACAAAATTTCTGATGTTATTGTTAAACGATGACATGTAATCATCGACGCACATCTTAACCGAAGAATGTGCTGCTAACAATATGACAGCATCATATTTCGTTAGTTCTTCTATGCTTAGATTATTGAAGTCTTTGCGAACAAATGGCATCATCGTTGAATTGCCAAACCAACAAAGGTCGTAGCAAGTTACATCGTAGTCGCGCCAAACAAGATATGGGTGTAATCGAGAACCGATATAACCCTTTCCACCTAACAGTAAAATTTTCATAATCTATTCTCTAGCATTATAATTTGATCACGCAAATCAATACCGAACTGGCGATGCCATTCGTAACGAGCAATCGCTGTATCTCTATTTAGCAGGTGCTGTCCACCGTTACCAACTGCCTTATCAGCCTCAGGAATTTGAGTTTGAATTGCAAGTTTACGCTGAAGAAGATCTTCTGTAAATGGTGAATACCCATACCACAAAATACGGAAGTCTTCGGCTGGTGTTCCCCAGTAATGTCTACCTGCTCGCCAGACTGAAGTGTCGAAATAGTTTAGTGCAAAGTTATGCATGCTTCGCATCTTACGATTGTCATACATAACATTATCTTCAATTGCTTGAAAATCTCTAGCACCAGCATATGCATTATAAACAGTATCTTCGCTATAATCGCAAGGCATACCAAATGTTCTTTGTGTTACAAGAGATACACTAGGATCTGGTTCGGTAAACTTTTGCTGTTCTGTGTCAATCATCACATCGCATGGAATAAGTTTTTGCATGCGAACAGGTTTCTGTGACTTGAAGGCATGCAATAATCTGCGAGTATTACCAATAAGAAACTCGGTGACATTTAGAGTAATCATCCAAGCATACGGATACTGTTGTTGAATGCTGCGTTCGATATTCATGATCTCATTATCGCAGGTGATTGCGTTGAAATCTTTGTTTACCGATTTTATGATTTGCCACTTGGGTGTAATCTTTCTAACAAGATCCATAGAACCATCAGTAGAATGATAGTCTACGATAACCCCGTGGTCAAACTTATCTTTATGGTGCTGAAGCCACCAATTTAAAAGATATTCCTCATTACGAACATGACAAATTACAAAACGCATTATTGTTTCCAGGGAAGTTTTCCAGCATAACGCTTGAGCATCTCAGCGTTACCGTTGATAAAGAAGTCAGCCTGCACAGATATTCCTGTGCTTCCTACTCTATATTTTACCGTATAATCGTTGTTGGAGTCAAACTTTAACTTATTCTGTTCATGCATCAGAACAGCAGTCAATGCACGGTCAACTTCCATCATGCCATTGGGTGGTCGCGCCTGACGGTGCCAGATCGGAGCAATGTTCACCGCAAGTTCACGACGAACAAAGAAACAACTCACATCGACAAAGTGGTCGTTAAGAACGGACTTGTATTTACCCAAGTTTTCGCAATCGTCGTTGCAGATAAACTCGCCCTTGCTATCAACAATCTGGCGCAGCGAATATGCCCAGTCTAGTTGTTTTTCTTGTGTAATCTTAACAAGGCTTTCGATATGATTTGGCGTAAACTCATTATCATCATCTAGCCATGCAATATAGTCACCGTTGGTCAGGAAACTAAAGCCACCATAGATACGGTGACCATTGAATCGATTTAGTCCAGTTGCGTGCGGCAGAACAATGACGAACTCATTATTGCCGTTAGGAAATTCCATCGCATTGAGAATTTCAGAGGTTTGTTCCCATCTATCAGAACCATCAACAATAACATAATGTTCAATGTTTTTATAGGTTTGATTGCGTACAGAATCAATGCAATCAGCAAGTCTGACGCCGCCAGTTGTTGCGGTAATAACAGATACTTTCATAAACTTCTCTCTTTACAAAATTGTAGAACACTTGGATCGTTTTTTTGATCTCCATAGGGAGCATATAATGCACGCTTTCTTGATTCCGCTTTACTATTTATGGGATTCAAATAGTATGTAGCCAGACTTCTTCGCGCTATGTTTTCTGGGCATGTTAATTCTTCGGGTAAACCATGCCAAGAGTTTTGCGTGGTGTCGAATAACACAGCGCGATTAAACTTATTCTCAATTTTAGTGATGCATTCTTTAGGTTGCTGCGTTTCTTCATCATGACTCCAAAATTCTAGACCACCACCCCACTCAGGATTCCAGTCTGGTGTCATGTACATGATAAGATTATAGTTTCGCATCAATGGCATTTTAGGATGTAGCGAATAATCTTTATGGATGTTTAGTTTGCCATCTCGGCTATGAGAATGCATTCCACCGCCATGAAGACCGTAGTCTGGGATGATGTTTGAGTTTTGTGTAATGTGACTTAGAACACCAGCAAACTTATGACTACAAAGAAAGAACAATGATGAGTAAATCGGCGCAGGAAATTTATCCCAGTGCGAACAGGCTTTCTTCTTTTCTACAGCATTGTCATAAGAAACAGTCCACACAGAATCATTGTGTGCTGGAAAACTGCTCGCTATCTCAGCGGCAGTCTTATCATCGAAAAAATTGTCAATAACTACATGATGGAATGGTTCGGATCTTTTAAACTGTTCTTGTAAAGAACAGTAGTCCAGATTGTTTATCATTTTTAATCCCAAAGATTCTCATAATATTTTCCAAAAAGGCGGAATGCGTTCTTCTTCCTTCCGAGGTATTTATCCCTCTTCTCTTTGTCTAGGTTGCCACCCTTTACCATGCCGTCTTTGTTCCACTTGGGTTTCTCAATCCAGAAATTGGGTTCTTTGTCTTTGACTTCTTCGCCAAATGCCCAAATCATCTCGCTGAGCACCCAGTCCCAACGCTTGAAGTGGTTGCTGTCAACATCCCAATCATTCTTCTTTGGCTTGGCTGCAGAAGTGCGAAGATGCTCAGGAACATCCTCATCATCAACATACGGTGCGCCATGAGTTGTTTTCTTCAACTGCTTGAGCATGGGATGGATGATGAGCGCAAGAGTTGCGTCCATGTTCCATGTGTCCCATGGATCAATGCGAACAGAGACTTTCTGTTTACCGTCTTTCTTAGGGTATTTTCCGATTGAAACTTTCAATGTCAACCTCTCCTCATACGGGAAATGTCTTTCATCTGCTCCTCGTCAATCACTGGAACAGCGTTGCTCTTATGCATTGTAGCAATACCCTTCACCAAAGTGCCAGTGTACATCAGACTTTCTTTCTTCTCAGTGAAGATCTTATCAGACTTCAGCGACTGAATGTTGCGAGCATCACCAGCACCAACTCGCGGACCATAAGAGAGACTCGGCAGTTTCTCATAACCAAGAATGGCTGTCGACTTGCGATACTTGGTCGCAACTACACCCTTTGACTTACGCTTCTTCTTCGGTTTGAATCGAGCAGCGCAATAAATCATCATACAGGATACTTCTCTACATGAGCATTATAAAATCCCTCAACCCTTGCCGCAAGACGCTTCACTTCCTCAATGGTAAAGTGTGTGCCATGCTTGGGATAACATTCAACGATATCCTTGGCTAGTTGTCGCAAAAACTGCAGTTCTGTAGTTGTGCCACGAGGCAGCACTTCGAAGTTGCCATTAGACATCACGGACCTCCACTACGCAGAGAACGGACTGCATCTTCGCAAATCTTCATAGCATCTTGGAGATTTTTCCGAATCTGCATAAGGTGATAAGACACGACAAGCACTGATACTGAAGTCAACGAAAGAAGAATGACTGTCAACGAAAGCAATACAACATCCATTAGACTTTCTCCACAAGTTTAGACAAAGTGTAATCAGCAATTTTGCAACGAATCATTGTCGGAATATCTGTAAACGGATCTTCCAAGAAATAAGAACATCCATCCTTCCAAGTATTATACTTGACAAACCTCGCAAAATCAACCATATGTTTGCGATTGCGAGGGTCAAATTGCACTCGCTCTTTTGGAGCAAGAACAGAATGACGATATACATTAGTCATGATAATATTTACCCTTTCGTTTGGCGGGAACACAAATTATTATACCTGAAATTAATCCACAAAGATAGAAAAAAACATGGAACCAGTGCGGATCAATCACTTGATGCCCCAGTTCCAATCTTCTTCAATCTCGTTCTCGGGACCAGCGATATCATCAATCACTTCCCATCCCAATTCAATCAAACGAGATGCAACATGATGAGGGTTTGCGCCGCGCAACTCTTCTGGGGTGAAGACAACAACGGAGCAACCCATCTCCTCAAGAGCGCGTGCATGTTCAACAATCTTAGACATGTCAATCATATCATTGCTCCGAGTTGTATTTACCTTCAATGGGATCATGCATAAGGTCATCGTAAGAAACAACCTCATCAGCGTCTGTCACCAACCTCTCGTTTGTTTGCTCATAGAATCCGATTGCCTCATGAACCTGTAGCAATGAGATACCAAGAGACGTTGCGATCTCAGCCTCCTTCATGCCATCATAGAAATACATCTCGATGATGTCATGAAACAGATCTTTAACACGAGCCATTAGAACGGTACTCCTTCGGTAGACATAGGAACTTGATTCAACTCAGCCTGATACTTGCGATCGCCGACAACCAAAAGAAGGTTGCGAGCGCGTTCAAGTTTCTCAGCAAGATCGTAACAGTTCTTGGCGCTCAAATCAAGTTGCGAAAGAGTGTTCGCAAGAACATGATCGGCACCATTCACAAGGTCAATCGCCTCACTCAACAGAGTTTCAGTTTGCTTTTTCATATTACGCTACACTCCATGCATAATCATCCTGCGTACACACTTGCTCTAGTCCATCATACTCATCGATGCGATATAGAGTGCCAGCAGACAATTCTGCAATACGCAACTCCGCACAATCACCGTTAGCCTTATCCCCGAGTTCCTCCACGACCTGCACCAACACAGGGTCAGTTCGTTCGATATCTCGGTGATAGATAGTTTCTTCAGCGATACCTTTGATCTCACAATAACGCCTCACAGCCCTATTCGACAGACCAAACCCACCATAACAAGCATTGTATACAATTTTAGTCATTTTCATATGTTCTTACTAGGCAACCACCTGGATGCGAGGAGCAGCATTCTTCCATTCAGCCATGTCGTCGAAGAAATCATGACCAGGAAGCGGAGCGAAGAACTCGTCAGCAAGAGGACGCTTATCAGCCTCGCCCTTCCACACACGCTTGATTGCCTTGGCGCGGAATCGACCGTCGTTGAGGATTTCGGTCACGAGACCGACATAAAAGCAGTCGTTGATACCAACGAAGTCAAGACTCTTGACGACGTCACCAATCTTCACAGTGTTTTCACATTTCATACATATATTATCGCTTATTTCCCTAAAATTGTAAAGGAAAAAAACTCTAATAGAATCAATGACTTGCGCAAGTCTCACCAGACCTCCTGCAATCCTATTGCAGCGGTCCTATTATAGAGGCGGTAATAACTCGGGGGGAAGGTCAAATCGGCGCACACGGACTCCTGCCTCGCGCAACATTACTTCGGCGTGATCGATCGAGTAATGCTTGCCAGCACCCTTACCTGTGAATGGTCGATTCGGACCGATGACTTCCTTGATACCTGCTTGAATCAATGCGCGTGTGCATTCGGCGCATGGCTTCGGTTCAAAGTTTAGATAAGCACGAGAGTTGTTGAGTGAAACACCAACACGTGCGGCGTTGAAGATTGCATTGCGTTCAGCATGTTCAACCCAGTGATATTTTTCTGGGCGCTTCCAACGATCAGCCCAATCTTCTTCAATGCCTCTCGGGAAACCATTGAAGCCTGTGCTGAGTATAACATTGTCATCATTGACAATCACACAGCCGACTTTGGTTGATGGGTCTTTGCTTTTTTGTGAGATCAAAGCAGCCTGAAGGATGAACAACTCATCCCATGACAATTCATCACGAATCATAATTTATACACCAGTTGAACCAAATCCACCATTACGCTCTGAATGTTTTTCTGGTGCATTTGCAAGAACAACAAATTCAACTTGTTCATTGCAAGTAACTTCAGCCTGTGCGATTCGCTCGCCAGCCTTAATAGTCTGACCAATAGAAGAGATGTTTGTTAGAAGAACAAACACTTGCTGTTGATAGTCAACATCAACGATGCCTTCAGAGTTTGCTAACACCAAACCACGCTTCAGCGACAAACCTGAACGCGGATGAAGACGGATGCTATAGTTTTGAAGTGATGGTGATGATGCGCTATAGATATCCGCAAAATTTTCTATTGTAAATCGTTTTTCGATCTTAAAGATTAATCCAGTAGGAATAAGCAATCTATCACCAGGATAGATCGAGATCTCCTTGAAGTTATTGATTAATTGACTGATTGGATTGTTGTACTTGTCGTAACCAGTGACATGTGTGTCAGTTGGCTGAAATGACAAATCAAAACAATTTGCGAGAGTCGTGCCGTATGTTGGAAGTTCAAGATCATCACGAAGTCGATACACATTCACAGTTAGCATAAATTAACCTTCCTTCTTTTTCTTCCCGATTGTATATTTGGAAACCAATTGCCACTCATTCTTCTCTTTGAATGGAAGAATCTTGATCTGGCTTAATGGTGCGACGTTATCCTTTGTCTTATCTGCATTAACAAGTTTCACTAAACCCCATTCAGCCATTAGATTCGCAATCGTATTACGACGCTGAACATCATTGTCTGACATGTTGGATGGCTTACCGTCTAATTCAAAGAGTTCCTTGAAGTGGACGATGTAATACTTTCCTTGTTTATGGAGGATATGGCAAGACTGGTAAAGAATGTTGTCGTTCTTTGCAGCGACACCGATGCGCGTTAGAGTTTCGCGGACCTTGAGGAAGTCGTCTTGCTTTTCTAATGTGACTTCTACTAATTTTTCGACCATGGTCAATCACCCTTATATAATTGTTTTTTCATAGCGGTGATTTGGTCGTCGGACAGAATCTTTAATGCTTCTTCTGCTTTCGCATCGGAGTAGCCATAATATTCTTTTACGACATTCAAATCACTGCTTTGAGCCTTTTTGTGCCATTTACTGTATGGACGCTTTTGGGCTCTAACAATATTTATAAGAAAGTCATATTTGAGTTTATTGTCCAGAGTCGAAAACTTATTCATCTCGTTCGCCCAGAGAACAGTATCTCTGTGATACGAGAGTGCTCGGTTCACCATAAATGCAGAATATGACTTTTCGTCCTGCTCAGTCAGGAGAGCATACTCTTTCGTCTGTAGAATAGACGGAATGATTTCTTTAAATAGGTCAGCCATTGAACTTACACTCAACCATCATTTCAGTTAGACATGCGGTGAGGTTCAGTTCCTGGTCGGCAACAAATGCTGCCTGATATTGATACTTGGCGAGAATCAAGACAGCATTCGGAATCGTGGACTTATCCATAATATCATAAAGACTATCATAGATCTTACGATAGATCTTTGCAGGGTCATCGCTACCAAAATCAGCAACCCACTTGCGCATTGCACTGAAGTTTTGATCTCGCAGAGAGGTGACCAATTCATTGATCGAAACATCAGCAATGCTGGTAAGAATACCAGAATCAATCTTACCACTGACAGAATAGCGTTGAAGTTCGTTTAGAACACGACGATAATCTGGAAAGTGCTTCTTGACAACTTCAGCCAGCACTGCCTTATCAAACGGAATCTTTTCACCTGTAAGAATTTCTGATGCACGTTTCATGAACGCCATCGCCATCTTTGGCTTATCTTCCTTACGCAGTTTGAATTCAATTACTGCACATCGACTATGCAACGGTTCAATGATACGATTCTTGAAGTTACAAGTCATGATGAAAGTGCAGTTATGCGCAAACTCTTCCATCGCAGCACGCATGGCTGGTTGCGTACTATTTGGGTTCAGATAATCTGCCTCATCGATGATGATAACTTTCTTACCACCACCAAGAGACATCGCACTTGCATAGTTCTTAATCTTGACTCGGAAAGTGTCAATGCCTGATTCGTCCGAGCCGTTAATCATCAGATAATCGCAACCGATCTCGTCGCACAGTGCACGAGCAACGGTAGTCTTACCTGTTCCTGGAGTGCCGCAAAGCAAGAGATGGGGAATCTCTTTGCGGTCAACATAAGATTGGAAAGTGCTCTTGTATTCATCAGGAAGAATACAATCGGCAATAGTATGAGGACGGTATTTTTCAACCCACAACGCTTCATTCATAATATAAATTCCTCACAAAGAGAAGATGGGGTGGAGGAGGTGAACCCTCACAGCGGCAGTCTGGCGGATTGTGCTGTCAACAAGAACAGTTGCACCCCAAGTTTTTATTTAGCCACATTCTCATAGATAGTCTGAAAGTCACTCTGCTCGGCAACTTCTTCCTCATAGTTGCGCTTGTGGTAAACTTTCGCCAGTTTACGACTCAACTTCTTTGGAATCTCACATTCGTCTTGCATTTTCTCAAGGATCTCTTTGATAAGATCGCGCTCTGCTTCAATGCGAGTCAGAGAGTTTGAGATTTCCTGAAGGCATCCCAGAACCTTTGCTTTATCAAGTGCCATGATTATTCTCCGAATGTCGAACTTGCGGCTTCGATTGCAATGTAGTAAGTGATATCAACGGTCTTATGCTTGAAGCGAGCAAGACCTTTCTTGGCAATCGCAACATCATACGAACCTTCAAGCAACTTGAAGTTTTCGACTTTCATTACAACCTTGAATTCCTTACCATTCTCGACTGTTCCAATCTCAACCTTGGACTGGTCAGCAGAATCATCCTTCACATCTGTAGCAATGAAGTGAATAGTAGAACCGTCGCTCTCAAACACAAAGTTCGGCGAACCAGAGATGCCAGCACTCTTGCGCATCCAGTCAAGATCTTCTTGCGAAAGACTGAATGAACAATCAGGCTCACCAAATGTGATTGGCTTTTCGGGTGGAGTTACAATAACCTTTGACGAACAATACTTGATGTAATCTGACTTCTTGTTTGCGCTGATGTTAATCTTATCATCATCAAACGCCAAGTCAGCATCCTTATACAAGGAAACCTTTGCCAAGAGTTTGTTTAGATCATACAACGCAAACTCTTTCGGGAAGTCTTCACCAACGGTTGCTTCGACGAAAATTGTTTTGAGCGGGGAAATTGTCTTCAAAGTTTTGCCAGCCTTAAACTGGAGACTTTGATTAATGCCTGAGAAGTTCTTCAGGACTTGCACTGTATCTTCAGAAAGTTTCATAATTAACGACCTCATTTGCTTCAACACGATTATTATATAACGAATCAACCAACTTGTCAACCCTCACGGTCAACTCATCTAACGAACAATTATTATCCATCACAATATCATAATGTAAACCAACCCAAGCCCATTCTGAATAATGAACTTCTGGATATGCATTGCGCATTATTTCTTGTTTGTTATAGATATTGCACTCACGAGCAAGCGCAAACCATTCTGGATCTTCACCACGACGAACACGAACAACCTTACCACCAGACTTTACGATTGCATCAATCTCGTTTGGAAAACGAACATCAGCAATCACATAGTTATTGTAAGGAGCCTGTTCGCAGCGACGCAACACAGTATGAACCCAGAGGTCAGGGTGAAATACATCACGACCTGCCTCTGTGCCCATTAACTGGAGTGCTAATCTTGGTGAGAACTCACGACCGAGTTTTTCTGACCACCATACATCTGGTTGTTCGCGCCATGCTCGGGATTCTAAAGTATCACCCTCAAGCATGGCACGATTCCAACCGAAGATCGAGGCACAGGCATCTTTGACGCTATTTGCAAAACTCTCTTTGAAGAAATCATGACGATCTACCAAAAGATCTGCAACTGTACCTTTACCTGCTCCAATTTGACCGACCAATCCAACAATCATAAAATATTAAAGTGTTCCAACCCAAGCAGCAACGGCTGGCATATCACCAGTAAATGCATAGGTGCCGATATGATGTGTACGCATCCAAGGGCAGAGCCAAATCTCACCACCCAAACGACGCCACCACTGGCAGAACATGTAGTCTTCAGACAAGTAACGATCTGAACCGAAGCCACCGTTTTCCTTGCTATCAATCACTGTATCAAAGTATGCATGGATGTAACGCGAACCGTCGAAGTTTGCTTGACCAGCATGGTCTGGCTTGTAACGAAGTTGAGGATAGGCTTCACGGAACTTGTCGAACACATGACGCTTCACCATCATAAAGCCAGTGCCAATCTCAAGAACTTCAATTGGCTCAGCAACTGAGAACTTCTCGGTGCCAGGTGCAGGATTGAACACGAAGTCGCCAGCAACCTTTTCCAATTCACCAGCATCGATATCTGGGTTCTTCTTTACTGCTTCTTTTATAGAGTTCCACTTAATGGACTTCTTTGGATATGGTCCGCCGATAACATCCTTGTCGAGAGCAAGAAGCGCAATCACATCTCGTGGATCGAAATGAATATCAGCATCTAAGAACAATAGATGCGTGAAATCTTCTGCGCGAAGAAATTCATCTACGAGATAATTGCGCGCTCTAGTGATTAGCGATTCATTAAAGATGAATGAATAACGCACTTCAATACCATATTGAGCACAAACAGTTTGAAGGTCTAGACAAGACTTTACAAACATACCATGCGACATACCACCATACATTGGTGTTGCTACGAAAAGTTTATTCTTTCGTAACTCTTCTACTTTTACTTCTAATTGCATATTAACTCCAGAGTAAAAAATTCAAATCAACATATTATATAGTTAACCAAACATAGCATCTAGCGTTGAAGATGCATTAAGTTTTTCATCAAAACCAAAATGATCACACCAAACTGCATCAACCGTGTTATCTAAATTGCTATCATACTTGCCAGTTTCAGTGCTAGCAACTCCATTTGCAAGTTCAATGTATTCGTTAGCAATATTCTTGCGATCAAATTGTTGAATCATTTTGAAGTTGGTATCAACGATCTTATTATACTCAGCCTCACTCATGTTTAGCCAATTGTTAATCAGATCCCCAAACTGTTTTGGAGTGGCATTCCATGGAATCATCAAGTAGTTGACACCTGGTTTGAAGAATCCGTCACCCTCTTCATTGTCAGAAATTCCAAGGTTACGAGCAATGGGAACAACACCGCGTCGCATAGCGTCAACAACTACACGATTGAAATGTTCACCATAAGTTCTAGACCATGATGGATCTAACAAAAATTTCACTCCATCTAAGATCTCATCACGCTTTTGCTCTGACACAAATCCAATATAATCCATACCATTGTTTAGTGCGTTTGCCCAAATAGGTTTGTTGATTCTATCAGAAGTTGCTTGTGGGTCACGGTCAACTGTGCAATAATATTCTGGCTTACACTTATCCTTCGAAGCCATGTACGCACGCTCAATGCCATCACCAGCAACAATTACCTTACCATTGATATAAGGGACTGCGGCGACCAAATCGTCAACACGCTTCCATCGCTTAAAGGTTTGAAGAGAGAAGATCTCATTTTTACGATTGTTAAATGGTGTTGGTGTTACTGTATTGATTTCTTGTGGATTCAAGATTAATTTGCGCGGAATTTCCATAACACCAGCTTGGTTGTATGCGCTCGGATGCACGCATGCGAGACCAGCAATATGCTTACGAAGATGATGAATCCAAGGATAGTTCTTACGAAGATTACCATCATGTACAATGATGACATGCTTCGCGTTTACTTCCGTAAACATCTTCAACCATGATTGCTTTTTCTCAGAATCCTGGCACTTAAATCCAAAAATTGACTGCCAAACAACAATGTCATATGAGTTAGCAAGTTTTACAAAACGATTTACATCTTCGTCATTGATGAATGACAGATACTCGCCGCGCCAACCTTTTCCTTGATGGACTGGAAGTCCAGTTCCAACACCGATGTCATAGCCTTCTTTGTCATAATCCTCAGCAAACTTGCCACCAGATTTAGTGCTGCGTAGATATACAAATTTGGTCTCGTGACCAAGATCTTTAAATCCAGCAATCAATTGCTCGGTGTGAGATATGATTCCACCGAAGTTATTAAAATCATGAACAACAGTTAGTATTTTCATAAATTATCCAAACAAATCTTCTAGGGTAGATGCTTTATTATACGCTTCTGGGTGGTATTTGGCAACCATTTCTCTCCCACCATTTTTCTCAAGGTAATCATACCATTCTTGTTCATCCCACATTCCTGGGCTGATTCCGTTCCATAATCTGCGTTGGAGTGGGTGCTCTTTGTTTTTTCTACGGCACTCAACATAATTAAATCGATGATCTTCATACTCTTTGCTTCCAAGTTCAAGCATCTTTTCGCGCAAATAACACACAAGACTTATGCGCTCTGCATTCTCATCTAAGAGTTCGATTGGCGTATTACCATGAATGTACTCATGGTTATTTACGAGCAACAAGTCGCCTGGTCGAACATTAATTGCGATACGAACTTCAGGTAGAACGAGATATCCACCTGAGTAATTGCCATTGTTAGATAGAACAAGAAGATTACTCAAACCTTCAGTAAAGTCACCAGCATCGCGATGCGCTGCTGTTCGGAATGTCTTGTTTACTGTAACTGTAGTAAACACAGTTCCTGGAACCAGGAATGCTGGATCAATTTTATCAGCCGCTGCGCGTTGAGCGGCATGTTTTGTGGGTAACAGTTCCCTGAATCCCTTGTCTAGCGTTTGAAGAAACGGAAAACCCATCTGAAACTTGTCGTAATGATTTTGTGTATAAGAAGTAGCACGACCGTAAGGAATCCGAGGATAACGATCAAACCATCCAGCAATACCTGAATTGACGACATTAGCATATGTCGTATCGGAGATGTATGTTTCTTCAACGCCATGTGCTTCTTCCTTGCGCTCTTTGATTGACATTTTGATAACTTTCTTAAGCCAAGTTTCAAAATCAAAATTATCTTCTTTGACCTTTGCGCTCAACCACACTAGACCGCGTGAAGAATCTTCGGATGCGTATCGTTCGCGCAAGGCAGCAACTTCTTCGGCAATATTAATTTTGATGACAGAATATTCTGTCTGTTTCTTGAAGAAATCTAGAACGCGCAATTGAAATTCATTTACCCACTCGCGACCACCACACTTTTCACCTTTCGGTCCTGCGGCAAGTCCACGATTTTGAGTTGCTGTTGCTGCTTCACGCAATCCAGTATATGCAGCATCTTGCTCTTGCTTGCTGAAATAGTTTTTACGAAACTTAAATGCAATATTGCTTTCATCTTCACTATGCAGAAAGCAATCAGTGTCTTCATTGATAACAGTATCAAAATGAGATTCATCTAGGAATTGTCCTAGCAAATGCTCACAGTCAATTTTAGATTGCGCGATAATAATTTTTGTCATAAGTTTCTCCTGCTCATGATATTATATATCCAGCAAGGTGCAATGTCAACCTCAGTATTTTCCGAACCGCAAATGAAACTGTGGGAGCAAGAACTGCTCCCACAGAAACCAGAACGGTTTAGCCTAAACAATTAGGCATTCATCGGAACGCTGATGGCGTTGCGATAGAGCGTCTTGCGCGCACGACCAATCTGACCACGCTCGAGATACTTCTCGAACTGCGCAGAAGGATTGCCGAGACGATACGCCAGCGTCTTGGTGCCGTCGCTGAGAGTAGTGCGGTTTGTGTAAACTGCGATACCCTCATTACGCGCACGATACGCAAGGTCAGCAGCATTGTCAACCTTAAACATCGCACGAACCTGTCGCGATGTCACGGTGTTGCCGCGAGCAAGATAACTAACAAAAGATTCAAGAGCATTAGACATATAATCACCTTAACAAAAATACCCCTTCAATAATACCGCAAGATTGGGGCTTTCCTTGCGATATACCATTTATTATACTACAACAAATGGCAAAAGTAAACTATTGTGGATGCCTCTCAGCAAAAGTTTGCATCCAATTCTTCACAAGATCTTTAGCCTCATTCCTGCTGACACCAAAAGCATCAGAGACATAAGGAGCAGCACCAAACATATTGATTGCACCAGACTCGCGAAGTTTGTCAAGAAACACATTCACCTTTTCTTGCAGTTCCATTACTTCACTCCCTTCGCAGCAACAATCTTGACAAGAGTGTCAAGAACTCGAGCCCTGATGGCTTCCTCTGTGAGACCCTGTGTATAGAACTCATGCATTTCCTTTGCTGAGAATTCCACAGACTCACCCTTGTATGAGAATCGAGTAGACAAAGTCGATTGGTTATGCTCAATCGTTATATCATTCCAATCCACAACAGCAGGAGCAGGAGTTGCCTCCGCATCAACCTTCGTGTACAGATCCAAGAACGCAGTCTTGGTATCAGTATCGAATCGGTTCAAGCACATCTCGATTGCCTTCAAACGATTGTTGAAGATAGAGAATGCCTTGCTGATATGAACAAGACGACGAGTCGAGATAACTTCATCAACTGCACCATCCGAGAAACTCTTGCGGATGACTTCAGCCCAAGTGATAAGACGGTCAATGAAAATCGTGTCAGTGATGCCAAGAACAGCGAAATTCTTCTCAAGAATCTTGCGCTCAGTGGCAGCAGGAGGATATTCCTGCTCGACCGTGATGGCGAAACGCTCGAGGAATGCTTCGTTGAGCAAGTTTGTACCGATGAATCGACCATCGTCGCTGCCCTTGCCCTTCGTGTTCGCAGTCGCAATCACGTTGAAGCCAGCAGCAGGGTGGACAACTTCACCAGTCTTTTTGTCAAAGTATGGCTTGCCCTCAAGAATCGGCTGCAAGCACAGGATATCCTCGGTGCCGAGGTCACACTCGTCAAGAAGAAGAACAGCACCACGACGCATCGCTGTAATCACAGGACCTTCGCGGCGAATCGTGTTGCCATCGACAAGTTCATAGGAACCAATGAGGTCAGACTCATCGGTGCGCTTCGTGATATTGACTCGGATCAACTCACGCTTGAGCGCAGCACAAACCTGCTCAATCATGAATGTCTTGCCGTTACCTGACAAGCCAGTGATGTAAATGGGATAGAAGATTCGCGACTTGATGATGTCGCGCATGTCGTTGTAGAATCCGAACGGAACATACGTCTCGTTGCGGTCAGGCACAAACGACTCAGTGAGATTTGTGGCACGACGGCTGGCAATATTCACAACCTGCGCGACCATCGCGGCAGCAACCGCAGGGACTTCAGCAGTCTGTTTCGGAGCAGCGATCGCGCTGGCAGCACTCGGTGCGATATTAAACAGACCGCGACCAACCTTGCGCTCACGCAGGATGAAGTATGGGAAATTTGGAATCCCGTTCTTCTTGTTGAGGCAATACTCGTTGAGTTCCTTCAGCGAGATTACATCCTTGTCGAAGTGCGCATGCAACTTCTCAAGAACATCCATCTTGCCTTTCAGATCATAATTAGACTTTCTCACATCAAACTCCATAACAAATATAATTTACCATACAACCATTATCGCTCGAATCGACTATAAAGTAAAGCGGTATTTTCTTTATATAAATCAATAACTTACGCAACGGCAAGTTCTTCAGCCAATTTAGTCAATAGCAGACGATTGCTCTTCTTGCTTCCCAGGTTCTTGGAGAACTCACGAGCCATCTTGTTCTTGTTCATATTGCTGGTGATAGCAAGTTCTTCGTCAACAATGTTGCTACTCGGAAGAGCAACATAGAAATAATTGTCATAACCAAGACGATCAACAGCAAAGTAATTATGCTCGCGGAAAGTTTTCTTGGCAGCATCTTGTTCAGCGGGAGACTTATCATTAACAAGATGTTTCATATCACGCTGAATGGCTTTCTTGTTGCCAACAAAGAAACCGATATGCTTACAGCCAGTGACATCGGTAACAAGTTCCGTGAGCGCAGACTGCATGTTATAACTATTTTCCACCTTGACTTTCTTCTTGGTCTTTTTATCAATCAGATAGACAACAGATTGACGACGAATATCATACAAAGAAGAATCGTCGCACGTCGGAAACGATAGATTGCTGCCACCGTCACCATCAGTCAGATACACAACATTGCAAACATCAAGTTGATGTGCATTTTGAAACTTGGTGATGATTTCACGAGAAGCAAGCAGAGTTTCTTGGAACGGAGTTCCATTCAAACTAAAACCAGACTCGTACCAATCGTACTTCCACATGCCATGATCTTTGTCTTCAGTGCTAGGGCTGTTGTTCCAGTAATCATAGTGGCGACCATACTCATTGGCAACAACGCACATCGCATTGAACGCACGACGATACTGAACAGGCGACAAAGAAGAGCCAATCAGATGCTTGAGGTGAAAGCAAGTCGTCTGCATCGACATGTCAACAGCACGATTCGAGACAAAACGACTTTTGCTCAGCATATTGCGCAACTTCTTGTTTTCATAACCTGCGGTGGCGTCACTGAAGCCATAAACTTCAAACGGAACCTTGGCAAGTTTACAGAACGACGCAAGCACAAGCATCTGCTCAATCGTGTTGCGAAGAATATCAGCCATCGAACCAGACATATCAACAAACATGACAAAGCCATGATTCTTACCCTTCGGCACGACAGTGATCTTGCGGAACAAGTCATTACTAAACTTGTACTTGTGCAGCACATTCATGTTCAACTCACCAGTGCGAGCAGTCTGCGTTCGAGCATACTCGTTGGCTTTCTTGCGCATCTCGAATTCTTTCAGAATATGCATGATGACTTTCTTGTTGTTGGTGTTAAACTTGCGCACACACTTCTGAACAACAGTGTCATAAGAGATATTATTTTTGCCGTAAGGGAGATTCTTATCAAGCACTTGCACACGGAAGAATCGCTCAAGATCATTCACAACTTCCGTGTTCGGAAGAATAATATTCTCAAGAACAGCATCAGGCAATTCATACATGAAGATCTTGCCAGTCTCGTTGACCAATTCCTGCTCTCGGCGACGGAAATTGCGGTCAGTTACAGACTGCGGTTCACTGTCATCTTCTTGTTCTTCTTCAGTGCCTTCACCAGCACTGTATTGATCGCTGCTAGCATCGTCTTCGTCTTCAGACTCAGTTTGATTCTGCGAATCTTCAGCATCAGTACCGTCTGACTCTTCGTCTAGGTCAGAGTCAGAGTCATCACCATCGTTACCGTCGATGTCATCTTCAAAGTCAGAATTGTCATCGATGTCATCGAAGTCACCAGAATCTTCTGGATTTTCTTGGCGCATCTGCTCTTGAAGATCTTGAAGATTTTGAATCTTGTCTTGCTCATTTTGCTTGGTGTAATCATACACACGGCGAGCAATATCATAAACCTGGTCCCAGGTCTCAGCAGCCTCGATCTCTCGGATGATGTCACGCTCATAGTCATTGAATGAGACAATGACATGCGTGCCCATCTTGAACCGCAGGTTGATGCGGTCAATCAGATTAAGTTTGTTAAGGTCTCTGACCTTCTTGATACCGAAGAAGTCGCGCTCATAAAGAGAAGCATAAGCACGAGCAAAGGACTTGGAAAGTCCAGGGAACTTGCGCTTGACAAGTTTCTCAATGCGTGCATCTTCAACGACATTCAAGAAATCTTTGAACTTCTTGCTGTCGCCTTCCTTCACAGCATCGTGCCAGCCACGCTCAGGAGTATTCAGAGCATGACCGACTTCGTGACCCGTCAGCAAGTCATACAAGTCGCCGTCCATGTCCTTCCAAACAGGAAGAATCATCGTACGATTTTTGAGGTCGAAGTATGCGGTCTTGACATTTTGGTGCGAGACCGTGATATTCTCGCTCGCCAAGAGTTTGGCGAGGATAGACTTAGAAGCCTGTAAATTCGTTTTCATATAGCCATTATCCCTTAAAATAGCTGAAAAGTAAAGGGAAAAAACTATAATGAAATCAATAACTTACGCCACCCTTACTTTTGCCATCTTTTTCAGATTGGTTTTAACCTTTCTCTTGGCGTTTTCTAGATGAATTGGGCTGATGCGATTGGTGTATACAATACCGTCTAGGTGATCAATTTCATGTTGAACACAAACTGCAGTCAACCCATCAAACTCATGTTCTACAAATTGACCACCAACTGCTTGAAAGCGAACATTGATATGGTCTAGGCGATTGCACTTCACATACAATCCTGGATAAGAAAGACAACCTTCTTGAAAATCTGCAATCTTACCAGAAGTTTCTAAAATTTGCGGATTAAACATCACCCATGCCTTTTCGCCCATGTTAACAACACAGACTCTATCTTTTAGTCCAACTTGATTGGCGGACAATCCTAACCCGCCATAATGTCCCATGGTTTCTACTAATGAGTATGCGATATACTCTGCATCTTTTCGAGTAGCAAAATCAAAAGGAATTGTTGGCTGCCTTAAAATTGAGTCATAGAAATCTACTAACTTGAGGATTTCATATTCAACCAACATGCCATCTCTATATTTTAAAATTCTACTCATAGTTACACCATCTGTGAAAAATTCTTCACTTTACCAAATCGTATCGTGTGTTTAAACTTATCAATCATCTGATCAGTCTTGTGAGTAATCACAAAAATGTTTGTATTATCTACAAACATATTTATCAACTTCATAAATTCTTCAGTACCGTTAATGTCAAGAGAACCATCAAAGACCTCGTCGAAGATGAGCAGATTTGTATTGACACTGTTCTTTAACTTGGCGACCGACCTCCAGGTAAACAACAGTGCTAGATCAATACGCTTCTTCTCACCCTCTGAGAAGTTTTCATAACTGAAATCATCTCGGTGACGAGACTTGATGGTCTCCTTGAATTCTTCGTCAATATTAAAATTGACAAAGAAGTCCATCGCAGCCAAATACTTATTAACCAGTTTGTTTATGACTGGAACATATTGCTTAATGATTTTCGACTTAATCCCGCCATCTTTAAGCAGCTGCGCGACAATATCATAATTTTGTGTTTGTTCAGATACTTCTTTTCTTTTTTCGATATATGTTTGTAATGCGTTTAATAACTCTTTTGACTGAGCCTTAAACTCATCGCTCATGGCTGGTTTGCTTTCTATGTCATCAATCTCTTTTTCAAGTTTCGCAATGTAGTTTCGAACCTGCTTGCGAGAAGTATTGATGCGCACAAGATCTTGTTCAAGAGTCTTGAGTTCTTTTTGAGTTGCCTTGATACTTTGGATTCGTTGTAGAACAGCATCACTCTCCACCTTTAGTTTGCTTAGACCTTCAGTAAGTTCTGTAATTTTACTATTACAGGTATGCACTTTTTCTTCTTTGTTATTAATGTCTTGGTCGCAGGTTGGGCAAGTTGAATTTACAGAATAGAACTCGATATCTTTCTCGAGTTTCTGGATATTCCCTTCAATCTTGGCTTCAAGTTGATTTAGTTTCGTAAACTTCTTACTGGTTGAATCATCATCTGACACTTCAGTTAATAGATTCTCAATTTGAGTTTCTTTATCAGTTGCTTCGACTTCAAGTGCTGAAAGCGATTCCGTGTTCTCAGTCACTTCTTGTTTCTTTGCGTCTACGATTTCTTTTGTATTTTTCTTGAGTTCGTCAAGATGTTTCTTGTGTAGTTCAATTTTATCTTTAGTATTATCAATTTGAATCTTGAGTTGCGCTGCTTCGTCTTTCAGAGTATGAATCTTACTCTTAACAATCACATTCATCGCAGAAAAGATCTGAATGTCTAATAGATCTTCAATCACAGTGCGACGATCAGATGCTGACAACTGCATGAACGGAGTAAAGTTAGTCGATCCGAGAATAACAATTTGCGTGAATGACTTGTAGTTCATCTTGAGAATAATCTTTTCAAGATGGTCCTGATAATCTTTTGCCTTGGCGTCTTGATTTAAAAGATCGCCATCGCAATAGATCTCAAACACATTTGGTTTGATGCCACGAATGACTTTATATGACTTCTTGCCAATATCAAACTCAACTTCAACAACGCAATCTTTTTCGTTGACTGAGTTGATAAGTTGAGGTTTGTTAATATTGCGGAATGGCTTGCCAAACAATGAGAATGTGATGGCGTCCAAGAAAGTCGACTTTCCAGCACCGTTTTCACCAACGATTAGCGTCGTGGCGTTTTCATTCAGAGGAATCTCAGTAAAGACATTTCCCGTAGAAAGGAAATTTCGATATCTAACACTTTTAAATAAAATCACAGCGTCTCCATAGAAACGGCTTCGTTGTATACATCGCGCAGTACAGTCTTAATCTTATCTGATTCTACAGGTAAAGTCAAACCATCAACATACTTGTTTAAAATTGATATTGTATCTTCTGCTTGGTCAACATCAACTTCTACATTTTCATTAAGATGTGAAAAATCCTCAACGACTGAAACCTCTAGTGGATTTACTTTCGTAAGTGTATCCAATAGAGTGTCAAACAAAAATGAGTTATTGCGTTTTTCAACTACAATCTTAACATACTTATTCGTGAGATGAGAATAGTCTGCATTTACCAAATCATTGTAAAACAATTCATCATCGTTATACTGAATCTTGTAGAACATTTGTAATGGGTTCTTTATAAACTCTAACTGACGAGTCTCAGTGTCGTAGATATGGAATCCACGCTCGTCGTTAAAATCTGACCAAGTCATTTCACCTGGAGTGCCAACATATACAATACTTCCATTGTTACTCTTATGATGAAAGTGTCCTGAAAGAACAAGATCATATTTGTTCAATGTTACAGGATCCATGCCTTCATGACAAATATTGCCACGATCCATCTCAAATCCAGCAAGTTCGAAATGACCAAAGCAAACATCATTGTTGCTGTTTTGAATAAACTCTAGGATTTGTTTCTCGTTATCTTTACAGATCCAAGGAATAATATCGATACCGTTCCATGAACATGGTTCATTGTAAACATACACATTTGTATAATCTTGAAGCAATAACTCTGGGGAATTAATCTCCAAAGTATTTTTAAATGTGATGTCATGATTGCCTAGAAGAGTATGCAGTTCTAGATCAAGCCGATATA